AATTAAATGGATATTGTTCACTGCTCAGGCTGGAGGCGTTGGCATCACTCTTACCGCGGCTAGACGACTTGTCATGCTTCAACGTCCATGGTCACTTATTGATCATAAACAAGCAATGGACAGAGTACACCGCATTGGTAGTGAAATTCATGACAGCATCGTCATTATGGACTACGTAACAGAGGACACCATTGAAGAGCGTGTAATTCAAGTGCTAGATACAAAAGCAGACAACTTCGAACAAATCGTTCGAGATAAGGCGCAACTTCTAGATATGTTGCGATCGGAGAAAGCGTAATGACAGATACAGTCACACAAGTAAACATGCCGTACAAGCTCTCTAACAGCGAGCTGCAGACATACAAAGACTGCAGACGCAAGTGGTGGTTGGCGTATTACCGACGTCTTCAACCAAAGACTCAAAACATGACCGGCGCGCTGGCGCTTGGTTCTAGAATTCACAACGCGCTTGACGCGTACTACGGCCAAGGTATTCCGCTGCTTGAGGCGCACTCGATGTTCGTAGACCGTGACAAGCAGGCTCTTATCGACAGTTACCGTGACACTGTAGACCTTGACAGTGAAGCCGAACTTGGGCGCATCATGCTTGAAGGATATCTTCAATGGGTAGAAGAGAACGGTATTGATGCCGAGCTTGAAATGATCTCAACTGAAGAAATAATCAGCATGCCTTTGTTTGACGGTGCAGTCGAACTTCAAGGTAAACTTGACATGCGTGTTCGTCGTCGCGGTGACGGTGTGCGTATGTTCCGTGACTTTAAGACAGTCGGCGGATCATTCACAGACTTCACCTCAATGGCTCACATGAATGAGCAGATCCTTACTTATATGATGCTGGAGACAGCGCAAAATAAGGAAGGAGAACGAAGTGAAGGTGGCATCTTTACAATGCTAAAAAAGGTCAAGCGTTCAGCAAACGCAAGGCCACCGTTCTACGAACAAATGGAAGTTCGCCATAATGTGTTCGCATTGCGATCATTTTGGGCAAGAATTCATGGAACAATCAAAGACTTGATGGAGACAAAAAAGTCGCTTGATGAAGGCCACGATCATCACTTCGTTGCATACCCACGGCCTAGTCGTGACTGCAAATGGAAGTGTCAGTTCTTTAGTGTTTGTCCGCTTATCGACGACGGAAGCGCCGCCGAGAACGCAATCACTGAGATGTACGAGGTCGCCGACCCGTATGAATACTACAAATCAAGAGACATAAAAGGAAGTGAGTGACAATGGGTGAAGTACAACGCTCCTTGACCATGATGGTCTATGGAGAGTCTAAGGTAGGTAAATCAACATTTGCGGTGACAGCACCGTATCCTCGTCTCATGCTTGACGTTGAAGGCGGACATAGATTCTTGCCAATCAATGTTAAGTACTGGGATCCGCTACGGGAAGAACCACCAGTAGCAGACGGAACTTGGGATACATGCGTTGTAAACGTGACAGAGTATGACACAGTGCTTAAGGCGTATCAGTGGCTGCAGCTGGGTAAGCACCAGTTTAAGTCACTGATTATTGACTCCGTGTCTGAACTACAAGTTAAGTGCATGGATAACATTGCCGGTACAAATCAAATGCAGATGCAGCAATGGGGCGAACTTCTTCGTCACATGGGAGCGCTATTGCGTGACCTTCGTGACTTGACGATGCACCCGACTGCTCCGCTCGAGGCTGTAGTCCTCACCGCAATGGCACGTCAAAGCCAGGACGGTCGTTATCGTCCGTACTTGCAAGGTCAACTTGCAATTCAGGCGCCGTATTTCTACGACATCTTAGGAGCGATTACTGTTGAAGAATTCTCAACAGGCGACCCTACGCAGCCTCCATACAAGGCGCGTCGTATGTACGTTGAGCGAACTAACCAGTTTGAAGCTGGAGAACGCGTTCAAGGTAGACTCGGCAAAATTGTCGAGCAGGAAAACCTCGGTATTGAGCGAATGCTTGATATTGTGTTTGGTGAAAAACCAAAAGCAAAAAAATAAACCACGAGACAGAAAGATAGGTAACAGACAATGAATACCCTAAACTGGGGAGACCTCGTCAAAGAGGCAGCAGACACCGGAAATTACGACCCGCTTCCGGACGGTGACTACGATCTTCAGATCGTGGAAGCTGTAGCAAAAGTAACACAAACAGGAAAGACGATGTTCGCCGTAAAGGCGCAAGTCCAGACTGGAGCGCACGCAAAGCGCCTTGTTTGGGACAACCTCGTTGTTTCAACCGATAACCCGACAGCACTTGGAATCTTCTTTCGCAAGATGAATTCTCTTGGTCTTAACCGGGAGTACTTTGCTCAGAGTCCTACAAACGCTCAGATTGAACAGATCCTCAAAGGTCGATCGTTCCGCGCGCAGATTGGATCACGAACATGGCAAGGTCAGAAAAAGAACGAAATTAAGGCGTACTACGCTGTTCAGGCTGCTGCAACCGCAGCAGCTGCTGCACCAGCACCAGCGCCTGCTCCAGCACCAGCACCAGCACCAGCTCCGGCGCCAGCCGCAGCGCCTGCTGCTGCGGCCGCAGCTGCTCCGGCGCCAGCGCCAACCGCACCGTTCTAAGTTTACTTGGAACGCCCGTAAGACGTCGCTCTGCTTCGGTGGAGCGGCGTCTTACACTAATCTACTTAAGGAACTTATGACAATTATTGGAAAACGCAACAATCCGTGTGCTTGTAAGTCACCAGCTCCTGTCGACCCGTTCTGCGGTGACAGAGGCGTAGAAGACGACGACTAGAAGAAAAGGAATCACATATGAAAATCCTAATGTCAGGTTTTACCGCGCTACAGATCAACACAGAACGACGAACAATTCAAAAAATTGACGTCCCTGGCTCAATAGTTAAAGCACTACGAGAATCTGGCCACGAAGTTGACTGGCGTAAAATTACACCAGGAGAAGATCTTTCTATTTATGACGTCGTGTGGGTCAATCTTGCTCCTTTAAACTCGTTAAATGGCCGTCAAGGCGCTATGGGCTCGTTGTACGCGCTTGGTTCTGGTCGCCCATGCGTTGGATTTTTTGATGACTGGCAGTTCAGCGCGGTGTTTAACGGTGCCAGAGCTTTGGGTCGTCACCCAGAAATGATTTACAAATATCTTCTTACTGGAGAACGCGGTGATGAAAGCGCAACCTATTTCAGCAGAGCTGACGCTGAAGCCGCATATGCACGCGCAATTGCTCTTAATCCAAACGCAGTAGGCAAGATCTACATCGACAGGTACTACTCGCTTGACACTGATGATGCTGTAAAACCTTATGAAAATATGATCGTCGAGTCTGCAAAAAACTTCTTAGAAAAGCGATGGGCAGCAGGCATGGTGCCAGCGTGCCCAATGTATGGATTTGGAAACAGAACGTTAGTTCGTAAGCGCATGCCTAGCGTTATGGGACCAATCGAGGCCCTTGATCCGAGCTCAACGATATATGACACCCTTGAAGCAGTCACACCTGCTGACGCGGCTACAAAAAAGCGTTCGTGGGTTCTTGGCGCGTTGATGCCTCACGACACATGGTTGGAAAGAAAGAGCCCTGCGTGGCCAGTTGAAATCGTAGGCAGTAGAAAACTTATTCGCAAATACGGCGGTCAGCGCTTTCAGACTGAAGCTGATGTTCTCGGCTTCTACAATGATCACTGGGGAATCTTGTCGCCGCCATACCCGCACGCTGGGTCAGGCTGGTGGCGTAGCCGATTCATGTACGCCGCTCGCGTCGGTTCAATTCTTGTGACTGATAAAGGAGAAGGCGACCCACTTGGCGCTCCATATAAACTAACTATCCGCCAGGTTGAGGCTATGAACGACGCCGAACTCAAAGAAGCAGCCGACGCACAGTCGGCGGCGCTTCGTCCGCACATGCCAACGTACCAATCGTTCGTCGAGCACTGCAACAGAATTGTTACACGAGCAGCTACTGAAGATAGAGGACTTAAACTCAACCCAGACGGCACAGTCGCATGAAAAAAGTACTAGTTACGGGAATGACGTCATCGCAGTCGTCTATTCGCGCTAATCTTAGAACCCTGCAGTTTTCAGGAGTTCTTGTCGATATCCTTGAGAAAGCAGGCTACGACGTCACCCATGAACCGCCTTCTGTTGAATGGGACGCTGCGTTTTTAGACGAGTATGACGCTGTAGTTGCTGGTGTATCTCCAATCACAAGCGTGTCAGCTAACTACGCGTATGGCGGCCTCAGCGTAATAGACGCGCTTAAAGACAGTGATAAGTTGATTATGTTCATCGACGCTCCGGCTCCGCATCAGATTTTTTCTAGTCTGCGCGCAATTAGCACAGCTCCAGAGAATATTGTCAAACAGTTCTACTCATCACGTAAAGAGTACTTCGAAGCAGCGCGTCCTGGAGTTAAAAATAAGCTTCTTTCAGCTGTTGACTATTTGTTGAACGACAACTGGAAGACATGTTTGTACCCAGAGCTGCCGTGGAACAACCACTACAAAGTGTGTGCTCAAGTAGGAGATAACGCCGCAAAAGCGCTAAAGCCAGTCAATGTTGATTCTTACCTTGTGTCTGACACACCATCAACCACGGCTGTAGAAAAAGCTATCGTAAAAAAGCACGTTTGGGTGGCAAGTGACGTAACTTCAAGTTGGACTAAACGAGTTGCAGCGACGTCAAAGTTTCCGTTTACCGCGGCGAAAGACGGATACAAATCAACCGACGCGTCACTTAAAACAAAACTTGAAGGTTCTTCTGGCGCCGCAATTTCTCCTCATGGGCGAGACGGGTCTTGGTGGAGTCCGATGTTTGCCTACGCAATGAACACGATTACTCCTGTTGTTACCGACTGGCGAGACAGTGGCGCCATCGGTGATGCATGGAATTATATTGCTTCAGCCGTTGAAGATCTTGATCCTTTTGATAGAATTGACCTGTCATTCAGCCAAAAAGAACAATATGCTGATAAAATTCCAGATAGATCTACAGTTTTACAAACGCTAGAAACACATTTACAACTACAGTAAGGACATATGGGACTATTATTCAACGACTGGCTGGCAAAGACTAAGCAGCTACAGCAAGAGTCATATGGTGTGTCTTATGAGAAGTTTGAAGGCAGTCAGCCGCAGGAATTAAACAATATCATTGAGTACTTGCGCTGGAACATGCTCGCGATAGACGATGAGCTCGCCGAGGTGCGCAAAGAGATCTCGTGGAAGCCGTGGCAACACGATGATCCGTACGTTAATCGCGAGGCAGTGATTAAAGAGTGTGTTGACATTTTGCATTTTGTTGCGAACATAATATGCGCAGTCGGTGGAACTGACCAGCAACTGGACTCGTACTACGTCAACAAGATGGAAGTCAACAGACAGCGTCAAATCAAAGGATACAAAGTCAAAAGTGACGGCGTCAAGTGTAGTAAATGCACTCGTGCTTTAGATGATTTTGACGTAAGCACGTGCCCTGAACAAGAATGTCCTGGAAAGGTTAAGTAATGCCAAGCGTAGATTATCAATGGGTTCGTGAGCAACTACAGGCTCACAAGATAAGGGTAGGAGTTGGCAACACAGTACTTGAGCTGCTTGCCGCTTGGGAAAAAGGCAAGCACAGTTCAAAGCAAAACCAAGAAGTTATTGAGCTGTTCACTAAGTTTGCGCAAAACATTCCGCTTACAGAAGATGCGCCTGATGAAACCTGGGTGCCCGCGCAGCCTGGAAACATCGTAGTTGGTGATGTTATTCGTGTGAAGATAGACGCGTTTACAGATGAAACTGGTCGCATTCACAATGGACGCAGAGGGAAGGTAGTTGCAGTACGCTATGGAGACGTGATTTTTAAGTCTACAGACGGTAAGACACCGCTTCTTGATGGAGTTCACTATTCTCCGTACGCGCTGGAAAAAAGGATCAAATAATGCGCCAATTCATAGAGTACAAAGTCTACGGCAAAACAATTGCCGAAATTGCAGAAAACGCAGAGAAAGAATGGCGTGATCTTACAGATAATTCAACCGCGGTGCTTCCTCGCGACACTGAGATTCATATAGTGTCTCACAGCGCCGACGAGTACGTTGGTAACGTACAAATTAGAGCACGGACTGAAGACAAATGAAAAAGAACAGCACCGCAAGAGAAAGAATGCTTGCTGAAGCCTGTGACATTATCTCTGGAGCAAGAGCTAAACAGTACGGAGGACCAGAAGACAACTTTGAACGAATTGCAAAGCTGTGGTCAGTGATTTTTGGAATTGAAGTGACAAAAGAAGATGTCGCAATGGCTATGGTAGCTGTAAAGGTTGCTCGCTACGCTTCTAAGTCTGGATTTCAGCCAGACACATGGGTAGATATAGCTGGGTACGCCGCGTGTGGTTATGAAGTCGGCGAAATCGACGCTAGTTTGTAGTAAGTTTCTGCGTCGAGCAGTATAAGATTAAACAACTGATTGGATAACGGACAAACTATGGAAAAACCAACATTTATTGACTGCAACGGTCTTGCTGGGTTCATGAGCTACGGCTTTACTCAGGCTGGAATGGAAATGACGTTGCGCACTGGAACTTTAGACTTTGGCAACAAAGTCGCAGAGGTAAACCGCAAGTTTCTTGGTGACAAGTGGGATTCTTTCTTCTCAAGTAAAGAAGACGAATGGCCAGTAAAAGATGCAGATGTTGTCATGGGTTGTCCGCCGTGCTCTGGTTGGTCTGTATGGTCGGGTCCTGCAAACCGTGGTCCAGACTCAGCAGCGCACGAGCATACACGCGCGTTTATGCGCTACGCGGCAAAAGTTGCTCCTGAAATAATTGTATTTGAGTGCGTGCAACAAGCTTTCACTCAAGGGCGAGACGTCATGGTTCAATACAGAGACATGGTCGAACAACTAAGCGGTAAACGCTACGACCTCTATCACGTTAAGCACAACAACTTGCACGTAGGCGGATTCTCGTACCGGCCGCGATACTTTTGGGTTGCAACACGAGGTGGAATGCCTTTTAGTGTTGAAGAGCCGATTGTAGGACGTCTACCACGGCTTATGGAAGTTATTGGAGATCTCGCAAAGATGCCTCTGCAGTGGGAAGCACAGAAGTACACTGCGCCAGCTTCACCAATTATTGCGCATCTTAGATCTGAGACTGGCATGGTAAACGGGCACATTGGCAAGACAAATATTCATGCTCAGCGAGTTAAAGATGTGTTTGACATCGTAGGCAACGATGGTTGGAAAAACAGTGAAGATCTTGGAACAAATCTTAAAAAAGCTTATGAAGCAAATGGCAATAAGTTTCCAAAGACTTGGGAA